AAGCAGGTACAAGATCGCCAGATTTCTGAGTTTAGAGATAAGTGGTTTTTATGGTGCTTTAAGTCACAATAGCATCAACCGAACAGCCCAGGCAGAGGTGGCGCTAATAACACTGTCAGCCAGAGCCAACCGCATCTCCTTGGAATACCGAATAGGTGGGTGATCTGGACGGAGAAGCTACGAGACAGCTAGACCCGCAGACGCGGGCACTTTTTGCTATACTCCCCCAATGAAACCAACCAGGTTCCGCAATGGCCGACCTAAAGAAAATCCAAGCAGAACAGGAGCGCGCCGTGTTGCGTGCCTTCCGCGACTCCGTGCAATCAATCCGCGACCAGGCGACCATTCAGGAAATCGTGAAACTGCTAGAAGTGGGCAACATTGAGGGCGTCATAACCCTGCTACAGCTTGATGATGCCACATTTCAACCCGTCACAGAGGCTATACGCCAGTCATACATAACAGGCGGCATAACCGGTGCGGCTCAAGTCGGCGTGATACCTGTGGCGACTGGCACGCTTGTGGCGAGGTTTAATATTCGGTTGCCTCGTGCGGAAGCGTGGATTTCTAGCATGTCCAGCCGGATGATTACTGAGGTCTTTGTAGAGCAACAGGCAATGGTACGCTCTGTCTTAACGGATGCGCTAGCCGCAGGCGCTAACCCTCGCAGCTCAGCACTTGATTTAGTCGGGCGCGTAGACAGGCAGACCCGCAAGCGTTCCGGCGGTTTTATTGGTATGACCGAGAAACAGGCGCAATGGTCAGTTAATGCGCGGCAGGAAATGCAAGACCTCAACCCAAACTATTTAACACGGGCTTTGCGTGATAAACGCTTCGATGCGCCTTTTAAAAAGGCTGTGCGTGACGGTAATCCGATGCGTAGCGCACAGATTGACGCCGCCATTACTCAGATGCAGAACCGTACTCTGCGGTATCGTGGCGAGGTCATATCGCGCACGGAGTCAATCAACGCGCTACGGGCCGGGCAGGTTGAATCCATTGCTCAGGCCATTGATACCGGCGAAGTGGGCGAAGGTGAGACGACTAAGGAATGGGACTCCAGCGGCGATGCACGTACGCGCCCAACACACGCAATAGCAGATGGGCAAAAGCGGGCGTTTGATCAGCCGTTCAGTGTGGGCGGGTCTGCATTGATGTATCCAGGTGATCCAGCGGGCCCGGCTGCTGAGACAATTCAGTGCCGGTGTATTCAGGTTGTTGAAATTGATTTCGGGGCGCGTGTCGCCAAGGTGGAAGGGTTTGGCTAATGTAACGATTGACCAGTGGGTAAGAAAGACCGAGGCGCGTTTAGATGCGGTGTGGAAGACAGCCGCTCAAGACAATTGCCCGCGAGGTGCAGACGCCTAGAGCTAAGGGGGCAAATTACCTGTTGACACGGCCTTCCTTCGCAACAGCTTTGCGGCGGACGTTAACAGCACGCCAAGCGGCAACGGCAATTCGTCTTATTCTGCGGGGCCAATCAGCATCGTTATAAACCGTGCTAAAATAGGTGATCGTGTTGTATTTGGGTGGGGCGCAAATTACGCAATCTACATGGAGGCTCGGTACTCTTTTTTAAGATCAGCCGCACAAAACTGGCAGCAGATCGTCGATAAATCGGCGCAAAAAGTTAGAGCGAGGGTAGGCGGATGACTATCAAAGTGGTTTTGCCAGAGGGCAAGGGTCCAAAATCATCATGGGGCACAAAGGTTTTTACCGAATCTGGCCACGAGATTAAAGGCGTGACCAGAATAAACATAGAGATGCTTCCAGATTGCATCGTACAGGCACAGTTTACAGTAGAGGTCAGCAACCTTGAAAACTTTGAAGGAATTGAAGGCGCTTACAGGGTAGAAAAATTTCCCGGCAAAGAAAGTTTGCAGCGGGATTGATCGGATAATGAAGCGGATTCGCCGGGGGAACCATGAGCACAACTAACACAGCATCGCAATCCCTGTTTGCAAAGATTGTTAATAAAATCCGACAAGGGAGCGCAAAAAAGCAGCGCATAGCTTTGGCTCAATCTAAAAGCTATAAACTTGTTCTAGCGGACTGCTCAGCTGGAATATTTGCAAAAGTTTATGCGCCAAACGGTGAAGAATTGCCGGGGGGTTCTTGGTTATGAAATTTGGCCTTGTGCCGATGGAACGCATAACATTTTTCTTACTTTGAAGATGCGGGAATAAATCATGCCAACACCAACTAATACAGCAATAGCACAAGCCCTGTTCACAAAGCTTGCGGCTGAATCTCTCGGCTATCCCATTTCCTATCCCGGCCAAGAATTTACGCCGCCAAACTCAGGAGTGTGGCTAGAGCTTATGGTCATGCCTAACACCGGCATAGACAATGGCTTAGCCCCAACAGACGAAACAGTACCTCAGGGTTTGTTTCAGGTGTCCGTGTTTAACAGGCCCGGACCCGGCGCTTATATCGTAACCAGCAGGGCAGCGGATGAGGTCAAGGCGGCATTCTTGAAGAACGCGACAATCACAGGACTGGTTCGAGTGCAGCGCAATCCGTACAGCTTTGAGATACAGCCTGAGGATGATCGACTGGCGGTTATTGTCACCATTCCATATACAGGTTAGAATGCTTGCTTGGCTCGTCGTGATGACGCCCTTTTTATCTGCCCTGCTTATGTGGGGTTTTTGCGTCTAGAGCTACGCTATTTTCCTCGCCCGCGCATGTGCTATACTACCCTCAGCAGTTTCTAGGACTGCCCGTCGTGATGACGAATTATCCAAATTTGGAGCACAGCAATGCCGCAAATCACCAGTACAGGCACGATCTTTTCTATAGTAGCGGGTGACCCCGCAACCTTTGACGAAGCCGGTTACGATGCAATGACTTTTGTCCTTGTTGGCGGAGTTATTGACCTGCCCGAATATGGCCCAACCGTTCAGGTCGTAGAATCAAACCCTCTTGCTACTGGCGTGACTGAGAAGTTTAAAGGCTTTATCAACAACGGCAGTCAGTCAGTTGGCCTTAACTTCGACTCCGAAGACGCTGGCCAGACGGTCCTCAAAGATGGCACTGAAGGCTCAACCAAAAACCAGCAGCACGCTGTAAAGATTGAGTATCAAGACGGCTCTGTTGACTTTTACAGCGCCCGAATCTTCAGCTACACCAAGGCCCCAGGTTCCGCCAACAGCATGGTAGGATCAACCGCAAACCTAGAAATCAACACGGTTATTGTGCGCGTTGCAGCGTCTTAAGTTTTAACCAGTTTTGACGGGCTAGGGCAACCGAAAAGCGGCTTCATCCACCGCCTGCCCGTCAACCTAAATCCCGGATGCTTATCGCAAGGCATGAGATATGAAACTTGCAAAAGACGAATCCAATATTCTACAAATGTTTGACACCGAATCAGCATCTGAAACCGGCTCGTGGTTGCATCTAACCAAGCCCGGCACTGATGGCGATTTGGCGTATGCCGAAAAAGGCACAGACAAACCCCTACGCATCAAGCTCAAAGGCCCAGACTCCGGCACATGGACAGCATTCCAGCGCAAAGCAATGAAGGGTAGCGGCAAGAAAGACACACGCACGGCAAAAGAAATTGCCCGCGAAGATGCAAACCTGTTTGCGCGGATGACGCTGGAAACCGAGAACATTCCCGGCTATCAAGACGCTGACGAAGCCGCGCTGATTGATATGTTTGTCAAGTACAAAGACATCCGTATGCAAGCTTTGCGCTGGGTGATGAATCAGGAAAATTTTACTCAGCTGGCCGAGACAGATTAAAGCTCTGGGCTGGACAGATTGGATGGATGCACTCAGTACCACAGCGGGCGCGCAAAGAGGACAAGCGCAATCGTTACGAGCAGTACGGCGAAGGGCATCCCTACACTTGCACCCCTGAGATCAGGGGGCTGGAGTACCTGGCAAGCGCAGTGCAAGAGTTAGGGCTAGTTGGGCAGGGGGGTATGTCAATCAGCCCGACTAGCTGGCAAGAGATCGAGAGCTACATCCGGCTAACAGGATCATGGCTTTCTAGCTGGGATGCGCAGATGCTGATGGAAATGTCTAGGGCGTATGTCAATTGGCGCAACAAAGGCAGCGAGCAGGGCGACATTGCAGACGACGTGCCTTACATTGAGCGCAATGAAGATACGCTAGCGGCTATGCATAGTCATTTGATAGAAAGCCGGGATAGATCAGCCGATTTGGCGGCGCAAGCAACGAAGTAACCGGAGTAAGTGGGCGTTTAAATGTGCGTCCACATCTCTCTGTTCCATATTCTATAGATTAAAGCCCGCGACACTCCAAATCTTTCTGCTATATCGTCTGATCTTTCTTTCCCTTGCAGTGACCTTATTGCAATAACCTGGTGCTCTTTTAGTTTTGAGTTAATGCAGCCAGATCCAAGAGCGACTGAACTATGATCTCTCCTTTCGAGAAGATTTTCGCTTCTAGTTGCCCATCTTAGATGATCCGGGTTAGTGCAGCCAAGGTTGCCTTTGCCGCATGAGTGAGCACATTCGTGCCTAGGAGTTGGCGGAGCACCATGCACTACTTCACACATGTAATTTGAGGCAACTCTCATCCTTCCGTTAATTGTTAGAATCCCGTAGCCTTTAGCTTTTGCGTAGGGCCAAGTAAGGCAGTCTGCCCCATGGTGGGAAGAGTGCTCTTCTATCCACTGAAGAGGCGCGCCCTTAGACGTAGTGCCGCCACCCGATGATCCGTGCCGCCTGAGCCTTGTATAGTGAGCTATGCAAAAGCCCTTTGAGTAAATTGGCTTAGTGCATTCTTCATGCTCACAGATAACCCCTTCCGGCTTGTAAATGGTATGGGAACCGCCAAGTGGGTCACCGTATCTGCGATTTCTATAATAGTGATTTTCACAAAGTCCTAGCGACCTATTTTTTAAATCACAACCTTCAACAGAACATGTTAGAATTGCGCTCATAGACACCTCTCAAGTTAAAGTTAATTGTATCATACATAGCAAGATTTAACAGGAGAATTACCATCGAGGATCTCGCGAGTCTGGGTTTTAGAATTGACAGCTCCGGCCTTCGCCGTGCCACAACCGAACTTGACCGCATGGACGGCGCAAGCGGGCGGGCTGACCGGTCAACTCGTGGGCTGACCTCTGCAACAGGCGCTTTGCGCAATGCTTTGGGTGGCGTTGTCGCTGCCCTTGGTGTGCGTGAAATAATCCAGTATGGCGATTCATGGCGCAATGTTGAAAACCAGTTAAAACAGGTGACAGGATCAACTAAAGAGCTTCGGGCTGCCCAGTCTGACCTTGTTAAAATAGCCAACGAAACCCGTTCGTCTTTTGAGGCAACCGGTAATCTTTACTCTCGGCTCGCTAGTTCCACTACAGAGCTTGGTCTTACGACATCTGACCTTATCGCACTGACCACCACCATTAATAAATCTTTCGCGGCATCCGGTGCAACCGCTACTGAGGCATCTGCTGCGATCACGCAGCTTGCACAAGGCTTTGCATCGGGCGCGTTGCGAGGTGATGAGTTCAACAGTGTTTCAGAGCAAGCGCCAGGCATCATGCGGGCCATTGCCGAATCACTGGACATGACCATAGGGCAGCTTAGAGAGTTTGCCGCAGAGGGTGGTATTACCGCCGAGATTGTTGTTACCGCTCTGTCTGGGGCAGCGGATCAGATTGCCGCCGACTTTGATAAAATGTCTATAACTTTTGAGCAATCGTTAACCGTTGCTCGAAACAGCCTTTTGCAGTTTGTTGGCGAAAACCAAACTTTAGCTAGTGCAATGGATACAGCGAGCGCAGTTATTATTGACCTTTCAACAAACTTATCAAAAGTAGCTGATGCAGCTGCCTTTGTCGGGATTGTTATAGCGGGCAAGCTTGCAGGTTCTCTGGCACTAGGCACTGTGGCCTTTGTCAAAAACACAGGCGCATCGCTTTTGAGCACCGCCGCAGCCGTGCGTGCCGCAAACGCTCAAACACTTGCTGTTGCTGCCCTAGTTCGGCGAACAACGGCAGACAAGGCCGCCGCCTTTTCTATTCTGCAAAGGGCAAGAGCAGAGGTTGCCGCAACCGTCGGAACACAGGCAAACGCAGCCGCCCTTGTCAGACAAACCGCAGCCGTTACCGCCGCTACAATTGCATCTGCCAGGCACGTTTCCGCGCTAAGTGCAACCACAGTCGCAATGACTGCCGGTACGGTAGCCGCCGCCGCTTTATCAAGGGCTATGGCATTGGTTGGCGGCCCAGTCGGCGTTTTACTTATTGCCGCTGCTTCGCTTTATTATTTCCGAGACGCTTTGTTCAGCACGAGAGTAGAGCTAGGCGAAGCGGGCGCGGCGGTGCGCGAGTATACCGACGGCTTAGAAGACATGACAGCCGCCACGGTAGAAAGCAATCGCCAGTCTCTTGCCCAGCAGATGCGCGAGAACACTATCGCTATTGCTGAGGCCAATGCAGAGCTTGACCGGTTAAGAGAAAGCAGAAGCAATCGCCGATGACACTAAAGGCGTCCCAAGCAACGCAACAATAGATGTAACGGCAACTGAAACGAAATTACACGCTTGACCATGCTTGGCGGTGTTCTTGAA